ATGGGACATTAGACTTTTCTGTTGCCTCACAAACTGATAATAACTTTACTACAACTTTAAAGAATAAGTTAGATGGTATTGAAGCATCAGCAACAGCAGACCAAACTGCTGCTGAAATAAGAACTCTAGTTGAAAATGCTACTGATTCCAATGTCTTTACTGATGCCGACCATAGTAAACTAGATGGAATAGCATCTGGAGCAACTAATGTTACTAACAATAACCAACTAACCAACGGTGCTGGTTATGTAACTTCTAACACTCAACTATCTAACGAACAAGTTCAAGACATCGTTGGAGGAATGGTAAGTAGTAATACGGAATCTGGCATTACGGTTACTTACGAAGATGGTGATGGGACATTAGACTTTTCTGTTGCCTCACAAACTGATAATAATTTCACAACCACGCTTAAAAACAAACTGGACGGTATTGCTGCAAGTGCTACGAATGTCACAAATAATAATCAGATAACTAACGGGGCTGGTTATGCTACAGAGAGTTATGTAAGCACTCAGGTATCAAATCTGGTTGACTCAGCACCTGGCACTCTAGACACTCTGAATGAGTTGGCAGCGGCGCTAGGAGACGACGCAAACTTCTCTACCACTGTAACTAGTAGTATTGCCGCCAAGATGCCTCTGGCGGGTGGTACGTTCACTGGTGACGTGACCTTTGATTCAGCAACATCTGGACTTGGTGTATTTTACGACAGAAGTGCTGATGCTATAAAGGTTCTTGAAGATGGTAGTGATAAAACAAAACTGATTATTGGAGACGATAGTTCATTTACCTCTTACATAGAGATGTACCACGATGGTGGTAACTCTGGTATTGGTTATATCAACTATACTGGAAGTAACAAGATGATACTTTCAGGAACTCAAGTAGTATTGATGAATAAAGCACGCACCGAAGAGATGGTGCAGGCTGTTCAAGATGCTGGAGTTTATCTTTACTATAATGGTGGTACTCAAAAATTTGAAACTACATCTGATGGTGTAAAAGTTACTGGTGATATCACTGTCACTGGCACCGTCGATGGAGTAGATGTTGCTACTCTAAGTTCTACTGTTGCTGGTATTGATACTTCTGGATTCCCCAGTGGAAGTATTCCCACGAATAATAACCAACTAACCAACGGTGCTGGTTATATCACTAGTGCTGATGGTGGTAATGCTGATACTCTTGATAGTTTAGATAGTTTGCAGTTCCTCCGTAGTGATGCTGCCGATCAAAAAACAAGCGGTGATTTAAGATTTAATAATAATATAGGAATAACTTTTGGTGGTTCTGATAATTCTAGAATATTCCATGATGGAACTGATTTATCATTAGATCTTACCGCATACGTTACTGACTTTAAGATTCGTGATGGTACTACAGAAAGATATACATTTACAAAATCAGGAACACTAACTGCCACCGCATTTGTTGGTGATGGTTCTAACTTAACTGGAATATCAGCAGGTGCAGGTGGTGATACTGGATTAGATTTAAACGACAATGTAAAGGTTCGTTTTGGTACTGGTAATGATTTAGAGATTTATCACAATGGAACTAATACTTACATAGACAACAATATAGGTAATATTTTTATACGAAATAATGTTGATGCAGACGTAAGCGGTGATATTCATATTCAGGCTAAGTCTGGAGAAAATAGTATTATATGTTATGATGATTCTACTGTAGAACTTTACTACGACAACTCCAAGAAATTTGAAACCACAAATACTGGTGTTGATGTAACTGGCGAAATCGTATGTGATAGTATCCAAATTAATGACGACGGAAGTGGAGGTCCCCTGCTGCAACTGCGAGCAGATGACAGTTCGCCATGGGCTTTCACCATCGGTAACGACTCTTATTCTACATCAGACCGTGGATTAAGTTTCTATCAATCAAATGATGGTGACGTATATATGAGATTGCGGGGCAATGGTGAGTACCGAAGTCTTAATATTCAAACTAATGACGGATCAACAACTAACACTGCCATCGCTATTAATACAAGCAGAGGTGTAGAGTTAAGCCACCAGAACAGCAAAAAGTTTGAAACCACGAGCTACGGAAACCTTAGTGCTGGACAAGTAAGAGTCAGTTCTTCTAATGCCTCAACTGTTGCCTTTTCTGCTGGAGATGCTGGTACTGGATTCTATAATGCAGGTTCAAATGCTATTGGATATTCTGCTGATGGTACTCAGAAATGGAATATAAACAGTGCAGGTGATTTAAGATTAGTAGATAATGTAAAGCTTGAATTTGGTGCTAGTGATGACCTACAAATTTATCATAGTGGTGCTAATAGTTTTATTAAAGATTCTGGAACTGGTAGTCTTTTTATTGAAGGAACAGATTTAACTTTACGAGCTGCAAATTCAACTACTAGATATCTTGTTGCTAATGAAAGTAATGGAGATGTATCTCTATTTTTTGGTAACAGCAAAAAGTTTGAAACCACATCAACCGGTATAGATGTCACTGGTAATATAATCGCCACAGGTGATATCACATCACAGTCTGACATCTCCCTAAAAGACAATGTTGTTACGTATGAGAATGCTCTAGACAAAGTTCTTGCGATGCGTGGTGTAGAGTATGATCGTAATGATATGGAAGGTAAGCATGAGGTTGGTCTAATTGCCCAAGAGGTTGAGAAGATTATACCTGAAGTTGTTGGTGAGAGTAATGGACTTAAAAACATTGCTTATGGAAAACTTACTTCTGTTCTAATTGAGGCTATCAAAGAGCAACAGCAGCAGATCAACGATCTCCGACAACAACTAAATAAAGGAAAGTAGGACTAAATATGGCTAAACCTGCTTCAAGACAGGATCTGGTTAATTATGCCAAGAGGCAGTTGGGTTACCCTGTCTTGGAGATCAATGTTGCTGATGAGCAAATTGAAGATCTGGTAGATGATGCCATCCAGATGTATCAGAACCGCCACATGGATGGGGTAGAATTGATGTACCTGAAATATAAGATTGGTGAAAATTTCTTAAATGCTGTTCGTGGAAGAGGAGACAGTAATGTCATTGGCATTACTACAACATCCACAACAGCTAATATCACTGGTGTTGGAACAACTGGAGTTGGTATATCTACCTTTACATTTGAAGAGACCCAAAATTTTATTCAGATACCCGATGCAGTTATCGGAATAGAAAAAATATGGAAACTTAATAATAGTACAATTAGCACGAACATGTTTAGCGTGCAATATCAATTGTTTTTGAATGAGATGTACAACTTCAGTTCGGTAGAATTGTTGGGGTATACTATGACTAAAAGATATCTTGAGGATCTTGATTTTATTTTGAGTCCTGAAAAACAAATTAGATTTAACCGCAGACAAAATAGGTTATTTATTGACACTGATGCTGATAGCATGGACGTAGATGATTATCTAATTATTCAGTGCTATCGTGTTCTTGATCCAAATGAATATACTAAGGTATATGATGATATATTCCTGAAAAGATACTTCACTGCTCTACTGAAAAAGCAGTGGGGTGCCAATATGATGAAGTTTAAGGGTGTCAAACTACCCGGTGGTGTTGAGATGAATGGTCGTGAGATCTATCAGGATGGTATCAATGAGTTACAAGCACTAGAAGAGAAGATGAGTAATGAATATGAACTGCCACCTATGGATATGATTGGCTAATGCTTAATCCATTCTTTACTCAGGGATCAAACGGAGAGCAAAATCTCGTACAGGAACTTGTAGACGAACATATTCGTATGCATGGTATCGAGTTTGTCTATATGCCACGCACGTTTGTCAATAGAAAAACTGTGATGCGTGAAGTAACATCTTCACGTTTTGAGAAGTCGTTTCCTCTTGAGGGGTATATTGAGAACTACCAAGGATTTGGTGACAACCACAATCTATTGACTAAGTTTGGAGTAAGATCCACTGCTGAGATGAATATTATCATCTCACAGAAGCGTTTTGAGGAATATATTACACCTATCCTAAGGGATAGTGGTGGTGTTGGACTTGATAGTGTTCCAGTTAGACCACTGGAAGGAGATTGTATTTACTTTCCGCTAGGAGATATCCTATTCGAAGTAAAGTATGTTGAGCATGAAAGTAACTTCTATCAACTACAAGAAAATTATACATTTACGCTGAAATGCGAACCCTTCGAATACGAAGATGAAAAAATCATCACGGGTATTGGTGCAATTGATGATGACTTTAAAACAATTGGATATAATGCAACTCTAACTTTGTCAGGTGTTGGTACAACCGCCACAGCAATTACCAGTCTTGTTAATGGTGGTGTTCATGAAATTAAAATTATTCATGAAGGTACAGGATACACAGCAGATCCAACGATTAGAATTTCTCCACCAGTAACAGGTAGACTTGCCACTGCTGTTGGTATTACAACTATTAATGGTAATGGAACTAGATCTCTAGAAGTTGTAAGGATTACAGA